TTTTTTTTTTTTGTACTCGATAATATTCACGAATACTATTACGCCCAAGTGACTTTACCATCATCACGACCCCAACGTCCTTTGCTTATCGCAACCCGTCTATCGACGGTCGTTGGCTCCAAAAGGAGAGGTATTCGAAACAGTCTTTGTCGGCGGCCCAGCGAGCGCGGAGGAAGGGAAACTAACCATATGCATACGTTTCAACGCTTCCAACTGAGCACGAAGCTCAGCAACCTCCTCGTCAGTGGGACTTGTGCGGCGATGGTCTTCTGCACACCCATCGTTACACACTTCCATCTTCATTGCCAACTCCCTACTAATATTATCATCCTTCAAGGAATGGACTGCGGCCAACCACTTGGTCGGATGCTTCGCACGCGCAGTAGCCTTCTTAAAGTTGGTTCTAGAGTAGGGGTTCTTGCACTCCTCAACTCCTTGCCATCGCGCCAGGAACAGCCCACTAGGTGTGCTGTTGTACCCTGACACTCTGGAGAGTTCCCAGAGCACATTCAACGCAGCTCCCGTAGTAGCACCATTATTCAACCACTCAGAATAGAGCTTGGCACCGCCTCGCGGCACGCCTAAGTTCAACAACTGACTTAGTGACTGAATTGCCTCGCCGGCTCCTTGTTGCTCAGTGTTGGAATCGATCGTCTCAATCCAAGGCTGAGGGGCAGTCGCGGGCATGGGCTCATTAGGAACCAGCGATGTGGCACCAAATTCAAGCAGCTCAACAGCAGACGCAAGCGTCGTAGAGCCTCCAGCTATGTTCTGATACAGCTTATAGATCCCTTGCGCGAGATCTATGTACGCCTTCGCATTTGAATCTAGCTTCGGCTTAAACGCAGGGTTGCCGTTCGGCTGAGAAGATGAATTGGCGGACGGCGCGAAAAAGTCGAACGTGCCTGCAGGACCGGGACCCGTTGGGGCCGCCATATTCGCGTTAGCAGACGCGTTATCTAATTGCGGCGTAAAAAAGTGGCACCGGAAATGCATCCGAATTCGCCCAAGCGTCTTGTTAGGAACGCCTGTGGGCACCACTGTTACCACGTAGAACTGACCTTGATACGCAAACCGGTCACCACCAGGTGTAGGATTGGTGTAGTAACCAGCGTCAGGTTGGGTGAGGCGACACTTGATCCGATGTGGATTCCAGACGTTCCCGTCTTTGGCATCCTCGAAACTAGTGAACTGCTTCAATCCACCTTCAGTGGGCGGAGGGGTGGGATCATCGATATCACGATCGTAGGCGAGAAGAATATCCCCACCAACGTCGGAACCAACGGCTGGGACGTACTCGAACTCAAGCAAGTCAAACAGGTACTTCTCATAGATAGTACCAAACTTTTCTAGGCGCGTTCCGCCAAACTCGAGTGGATTGATGTAAATCTCATTCAGCACCCCGCCAGTAACCTCACCGACGGCTGGAACGATGACGAACTCCAAGTGATCGTTGCCTTCAACAACGATACCGTCCTTGAACTTCGTGGATCGCCCTTCCTTAAACTTGGACTGGGACTCGAACCCAATCGCCGCTGGGGCGGTAAACTTCTTCAAAGCCGGCCCCGATGAGTTGAGCTTTACCCCGCCTTTCAGCTTGGGCTTTGCTGCCTGCATCTTTTTATCTTTCTTGGATTGCGCCAAGCGGCGCGCCATCTCCTGGGTATGCTTACCCGCCATTTGAGACGAAGCCTCAAATATTGCGCTGATAATTGAATCGCGAACGCAATACTCTAACTCCTGCATTTCACCCAAGGTCGTCAAAATCACTTCCTCAAACCTGAAATGAAGTCCCATAATTTGTTGCTCGGAGATGCGAGCCTTGAGCATGTTACGAATTCGTGGTGTTGATGTGAGCGACGAGATATACTTGTCTAATAACAATTCAAGCTCATCAAACTCATATTTCCACGGCCACAAATTTATGCGGAGACCCAATAAGTGGACCAGGGCATTCTCCTCATCCGAAAAGTCGTCATTTCGGCGTATCCACTCAATAGAACTAACCAACTTCGGCAAGTTGCCGGCTGCGACTACGCAATCACCTAGTTTAGGAATAAAGCGTTCCTTAAGATGGTGTGACAGAAAAGTGGTATCGACTGCATATCGAGGCTTCTCATCCTCTAGCTCAATTTGAAGATTGAATTGCTTGCAGTGCTGTCTCCACCCCTGCGCGCTACATGGCTCATACCATGCGCACACACTGTCATCTCCATTAATTAACGCACTAAAGTAATTGTCAACGTCAGATGGTTCACACTTCGTGCTCTCCATGACGTAGTCGGCAATACTGCACCAAAGCAGAAGTCCGTTGTCATCACCTGTATTATTTCGTCCACTCTTTCCGTGGAACATGTAATAAACACCGCCACAGACTACACATGTACTACAAAAATCATCATCGTACAGTTTGTCCACTGCGGCTCCCCTGCTTTCAG